TTCATCGTCAAGTTTGGAGTCGTCTTCCTCATTAATGCTGTCGTGTACGACGATTGTTTCACCTGTATAGATGAGACCTTCAGTCTGGAGATACTCTCCGTCGATACCGTTTGCATGTGCAAGATAAGTGTTTACTATTCTTGCTGTGGGGTCTGCTCCTGAAAGTACAAGAGAAACCTCACGGATAACACCATGCATAATGTTATTGCCGTTTCTTGTCAGCTTGTTTGCGAAGATTGAATAAGAGTCAAGGTCTCCGTGGCGAATACATTCCGCTACGGTCTTGGCGTTGTCTGTTCCATTAAGGTAGGACTCTGCCCAAACTCCCTCAGGCTTCTCAAACAGAAATGAATGACCTACGACACTGTTGGGGTCCTTGTGGTCGTGCTGATACACAAGAGGTACCTTAGTGCCATTCTGCTTTGCAAAGGCTCCTGAATGCATTACGGTTCTGTCATCACACTCGACGCCGTACTTTGCAACCCAGCCTTCAAAGTCAGGTGTTCTTTTCATGAGTTGTTTTCCTCCTTTGTTAAATTATTCTTCCATTTTGATTTAAAGGTTAAAGTCACTTGTATCAACCATCGCCTGCTCTTCTTCGACAGGATGTGAGATGTTCGGATTGCTGAGTTCGTCAGCCTTCGGGTCATCTGATGGCTTAAGTCCAAGTTTACCTCTAAATTCATTCTTGGTGAATATCTCATTTCTAATGAGCTTATCAGCAAGGTCAGGAAGCTTTGAAGTAGGAACTAAACCAAACGGGTCGTTGAATGCCATAATTCTCTTACCCATAGTCTGAGCCTTTTCACTGTAGAACTTACTTGAAAGCTCCTCAGTTACAGCAGACACCATTGGTTCAATAGTTCTTTCATAGTAATTGTTAAGGGTCTGTTCGTCGGCAGTACCGTCCAGAATAGACTGTGTTATGCCAAGCTGAGAGAACAGAAGATTTGTAAGATACTCGACTTCTTTCTGAAGATTGTTTTCAGCAGGTCTGTTGAGCTGTGTAACCTTCTCTTCAGCGCCGATGTATGCTATACCGTATTCTCCGTCGGCAAGCTGTGCCGCGATGTCACCCTTTCGCTGTTCTGCTTGAGCCATCTTAATCTTAGACTGAGCTGCATAAGGCAACTGAATGATTATGTCCAGTTTACCACTTGCAATTCTATCATCAGTTATGTCAAGCATAGACAGCTTTTTATTAAGTCTCTGTAAAGTCGAATTAGGTTCGTTCATTATGTTGTAGAACGGATTTTCAACAATACCGACTAAACGCTTTGGTAAGATTAACTTCTGAGTAGTTACAAGGTCTTCGTTATACACTTCAACCTCGACATCTTTGCCGAACCACTGAGTTACCTTGCCACAGCGGAGACCCCAGATTTCATAGGAGTCAGTATTCCAAGGTTCTTTGTTGAAGTCAATTGGTATAATTGCCACAACACCCTGGTCTATCATGCGAGCGAAAATATCTTGTCTGAACATTCTCGCTGCCTGGTCTATATTGGCTCTGACTGTAAAAAGCCTGTTGAGGCTTGAGTCGTAATCCACGTCCTGGAATTTGTCGTTTTCGGTCAAAACTGCTTGCATTTTGAATTTTGCCGCATCAACTGCAATTCTGTTGTTTACAGCTGATACAATTGTTCTTCCGTTTGCAAAGTTCTGCCTCGAACGGTCAGGTCTTCCAGAGTAGGATGAGCCAGCAGTACGATAGACCGTCTCGTACTCTTTGGAGTTTGTAAAAATGTTGAAAGTATTTCTGAACTTACTTACTAACCCCATTTACTCAGCCTCCTTTTTGTTATCAGTTATGCTTAGAATATACGTCCTTAATAGTCTTGGTTTTAAGCCTATCGTAAGCTTCTTTAACCATTCTATTCTTAGACTTAGGTAAGAACGCAAAGCCTTTCTCGCCATTATCGACAAGTATTGTATTATACGCAAAAGACCGCATATAATTTGTTCCGATGTGAACTTTCTCGTTAACCCGTCCTTTAGAGTCACGTTTGATATTTGTGACATTAGTTCCACCATACTTTTTAACCAAATAAGCATAATGCTCTTTGATTTCATAGTCGGCTTCTTTACGGAACTGATTGGCTCTATTCTGAGTTAACATTGCTATCTTTACTGCGTTCTGGGCTTCTTTACTTTTCTTCCTATGATTTTTATTTATAATCTTAGAAGATTGCTTGTCAGTATAATCAGATAGGCGGTCTGCAATAGTAGCCTGTTTACCAAGGAGTTTAGCTTTTCTATTATCAGCTCTTAATTGTCTGGTGTACTCCCTTGTAGATAATCCAGCAAGCCGAGCTTTTTCCTTACGGACTCCCCACTTCATTCCAGGAACACCGTGATGTATTATAGAGTCTTCTTCACTTGTAGAAGTTGTGAGTATTTCAAGGGTGTCCTGCATTTATTCATACACCTCCTTGTTGTTCTTATAGGACACGAAGGCGTCCATCATAGCAGACACTACATCAATCTTTTTATCATAAGATAACTTCATGAGTTTGCGTCCGCCGTTATTGTCACGTATTACAACAGAGTTACCCATACAAAATGTTACGATACTCTGCTGATGTAACAAATGTTTATCTTCGGCAAGCATCTTAAGCTCACCAAGAGGAACTGTTTCGGTTCTGACTCCCTGCTTCACTACATCTAAGCCAAAAGGTCCATGGTCTATTCTCCAACGCTCAACAAACTTGTCAGCATTGTAAGGGTCGAAACCAAAAGACCTTACATCTAAACGTTTTTCTTCAATGAAATTAAATACGTCATCATACACTTCGTCCATGTCAAGGATTGTTCCGTTGTGTATAATAAGTGAACCCTCGTTAATGAATTCGTCGTATTTTATTCTCATTGCTGAAGATAAACTATTTAACGTTCTCTCTGTAATAAAGCAAAGTGACATAATACCAAAAATATCTTTTCGTAAAGGAAACAGAAATGTAAACGCACAGAAGTCGTTTCCCTGAGACATGTCTCCACCCATTGCACAAGGCATGAGCTTGAAATCACAAGGCGCTTCTGTAGGGAGAGTTTCTTCATAAGTAAAGAAGTAAGTAAATCCTTCCATAGGTATTCCGAAACACTTTGCCAAAATATCATTTCTTGTTTCAGGTGAATGCTCTGCGGTATTGACATATTCCTGATAAGCTTCAAAGCTTATGGTATGACCAATATTAGGCTGAGCCTTAACCCAGCAAGTCGGGTCGTTCACTTCCTTGATGTCATCAAGTTTATACCACCATACAGAAATATGAGGATTGAAGTATTCACCCTTAAGAACTTTCATAAGCTCCATCTTTACTGAGTCACCAGGACCATTACGAATTGTTCCCTCTGAACTTATCGCGAGGATAAGTGAATTAGGTATCTTCTTTGCACCCTGATAAGCCGCCTGTGTTACATCTTCTCGGATGTCACATGAAAGCCACTCATCAATTGTGACAAAGTAAGGTCCAGCACCCTGAAGCTTCTCGATGTCCATTGGGACTATCTCAACAACTGAGCCAGTGAGTTTGTTTTCTACACCAACTTTAGTTGAGACAAGAGCCGCTTTGTTGTGAGCTGAACCTTTGTTTGACATAATGCTTCCAGCTGTAAGAAACTTGTAAAGAGGACCTTTTGCTCTGAGAATAGCAGTCTTCATCGGTCCCATTGTGGCTTCAGCCTGTCTTACAGTAGGAGCAGTTATGATTTGCTTTGTGGTAGTTGTAATAATTGTAAGGAAGTAAGATTGCAAGAGTGATGCAAACATAGATTTAGCCGCACCTCTTGCTACGATTAAGTAGACTTTACTTCTAAGTCTTTTAAGTTCTCTTCTCCTCACATAAATTACTTTACCATTAGTGTCGATTTCGGGTACAGACTTTTCGACATAGTAGAACCAGCTCAGTATGTCTTCAGCCCATAGTTTGAATGTATCAAGCAGGTGTAAGTCTGAACCATCTTGTAAAGTAAGTTCTTTTTCACAGAACGAAATAAACCCATCAATAGCTTTATCGTCATAGTATACACCAGGATTACGAATTAAGTTATCAATTAAGTTCATTTGCATTTCTATGTTTTCATTTACTTTAATCTTGCCACTTAAAACATCTTGACGGAATTGTCCATAATATTTTGGTGTGGCAGTATTAGACAGCATGAGTGCTCACACCTCCTCTTTTACTTTCATTTTGATTTACTTCTTTTTCTCAGACAAAGCAATTATCTGATTACGATAGTCAAGGGCAGACTTCATGTCTCTGAGCTCGTTGACATTGGCTTCGCCCCAGACCTTCTTCATCTGTTCGATGTCACCGCTGCGAGTAGCCTGAAGAACGCGATTTTTACGTCCTTCTTCAATATTGGCTTTTCTTGCTTTTATGTCTTTTTCAGAAATGTCTTTCATAACATCCCTAAACTGACTAAAGTTGTGGGCGACGTTATAAGCAGTCTGTCCAATTTCAGCAGCTTTCTTACCAACATTTATAAGTTTGTCAACCTGTTTTGTCGGGTCAGGTCTTAAACCTTCAAGCTTCTGCTGATTCTGGATGCGCTTTATCGCACGGTTTATCTGGTCTTCACTAAGCCTATGAGAGATAGAAAGGACATCATCAACGGTACCCGTTTTAACAAGTTTCTCATCGTTATCAGCCTGCTTCTTCAGTGCCGCTTCGATTTTAGTATCAAGCTTAGCAATCTTTTTGTCAAACTTTCCAACTTTCTTGTTAATTCTGGTTGCTTTCTTAGTGTAGCGGTTCAGAGTTGCTAAGTCACCAGCTTCTCCGGCTTTCTTAGCTCTTTCTGTAAATTCCTCGAAACGCTTTTTTGCTCGTGACGATTTCCTCTGATAACGAGCCTTACGGACTCCCCACTTCATTCCAGGAACACCATGGTGCTCAAGATACTCGTCAAATGTCTCACCTACGTAGACATCATTTGTCATCAGTTCCTCCCTCCTTTTTATCGTCTTTCTTTTCTTCGTTTATCTTGTATTCTGCATTACGAAGAGCTGATTTCAAAGGCTTCGGTAACGGTACACCCATCTTGTCAAGGTTCTCACTCAGACTTATAAGCTCCATAATCACAATGTAAATTGTTAAACCTATCATTATGTATTTTGGAGCATTTATAGTCCAGGTAAGAACATATCCGACAAGCAGAATACATATCTCACCAACTTTACGGTTAAGCCCTTCTCTCATCTTATATGACTTGAGATGACCTGTAGCCCATGCATGAGATATACCCGTGACGAAGTCTATCACCATAAGGATAAAAGGAAGCAATATAAGTTTGTAGTTCTGTGCCATTGTCATTGAGTCTTTTAAATCACTCAAGAAATTCTGTTCCATTTTGATACTTCCTCCTTTTCTTTACACTATCCTCTTCTCGTGTAATACAAAACTTTTTAATAAGATGCAAACATGGTTGCCTTTAGCTAATCGCTATAGATTAAAGTTGTTTACACGAGTTAAGAGTCCAGTGTAACGCTGTGGTTATGAGAATTACGAATTAGAAGGAACTATCTTTGCAAATTCAGTAGCCGTTGTTGTATCTCCTGAAGCAAGAGCAGCCTCACAAGTCACAACTGTAGCTGTACTTGAAGCAACAGTCAGGATGTCAACTGACACCTTGTTTGATGCAACCTTAGCAGCTGTAGGGAAGCAAATCGAACCGTCATTAACAATCATAAGAACTCCAGCAACGTAGTCCTTATAAACGTCACCACCAACAGCAGCAACAGTACAAGCGCTGTCAGTATAAAGTGTTGTTGTGCCAGAAGCAGTCTTTGCATAGTATACACGACCGCTAATGCCGATGTTGTCAGCATTGTAGAATACTCTGTTTCCGTTTACCATAGTTATTTACTCCTTTTAAATTAATTTATTTAGTAACCTTTACGGTTAACTATCATGTATTATAAGACGGGTCACACTCGTAGAGAAAGCGATGTTCCATCTCGGTGAGCTCGTCTTTCAAAGCTTTGTGAAGTGTGCCGTTAGAGTTCGGGTCAAATATGTATCTCACATAAAGACTTATATAGGTTTTAACAGCACATAATCTATCTTCATCTTCTCCAAGACAGTCAGACCATGTCGCTGTCGAGTCAGATATTGTGTAAGGGGTCTGGAATACGTTTAACTGTTTAAGTTTGAAGAAACCACTATTAATATGCATAATAATGTCTGTATCAAAACTCGTATCCGCAGGTCCCTGACCAATAACTTTTTTAACAGAAAGTAATATAGATGAATCTACATCAATGTCCTCTGTTACGTTGTTAACTTCATCGGGCATAACTTTTCACCTCACTCAACTAAAGCTGACAAAATATAACCTTCTCTTTTGCCAACTTTACATTTGTAGTATTTCTTATCGTCCCAAGACCATGCTATTGCGTTAGGGTTGACAAGAATGTTTTTACCAGCTTTAAGTGTTGTAAGTGCAAAGGGTTCTTCTATCTCAGGGTCGTCATCAACACTCTTAAACACTGTACAGCTCTTACAGTTTTTTATTGTTCTGTTTACATAAACTTCTAAAGACATTGTTGTCACCTCCAAGGACATGTGTCAAACGGACGTCTTTCTATTGGGTCTTGAGGGAGAAGAGATTTGTCGCCGTAGTGAATAGCATTATGTGTATTATGACTGCAAGAAATTAAATTCTCTTCGTCAAATATACACGGGTCAAAGTTCAAAAGCTGTTCCTTTGTGAGAGGATTAATGTGATGGACTATTATTCTTCCTTGAATGATATAATCATCAAGTCCAAGGTCTCGTCCATTATCTCTGAGGATTACTTTACGTCTTATACTTTTCCATAAATCAGATTTAGTGTAGAGATATTGATTTAAATATCGGCTACCACCAAATGTTTCTTCTCCAATCTTAGAAAAGGTTCGTAAGTATTCATATCTCTCTATCAAAGTTTTAAGCTTTACAAGTTCACTGTAACTCTTATCCATTGCTACCAGCATACTCCTTCATCATCTGAATTGCTTCCTGATAAAGTTCTTCCTGTCTTCTCTCCGACTCAAGATTTTCTACTTTTGCATTTGCGAGAAGACTTTCTGCTTTAATCTTCTCTCGTTCAAGTTTTGCTCTTTCCGTTCCAAGACGTAGACAAGCTACTGTCTCGTTTGGGGAAGCTGTGTTATCTCTTAATCTCTGAACTATACACTTATATGCAAGGTCAGTAAGCTGAGCTTCTCTTCCCTCTGGTGATAAAGCATACTCGAAGGGTCCAGTATCTACTGGGGTCGGCGGGTCTTTCGGCATATAGTTCACCTCCTCGAAATGAAGAGGCGGCAGAATATAAACTCCACCGCCATCTTATTGTCTTATCTCATATCGTTGAGCATTCTCTCAAACTTCATACGAGTGTGCTCGTCAGGAGCTCTATTCATAAGGCTTTCAACATCAGCCATAAAGTCCGACTTAGCGTCGCCACTGTAATATGAATTGTTGTAAGAGTTTCTGCCACGATTTGTCATACCATCTCTGCGAGAGTTAGTCATTGTACGAGACATCATTCTGCCACGTCCAGAAGGAGTCATGCCCCAGTCATTTGACATACCAGTTTCTTCCTCAATCATCTGGATTGCACACTTGATGTTCACGAGTGACTCAGTAAGACACTTAAGCCATTCTGCTTCAGTATTTGTGAGACCCTTATTACGACCAACTTTATTGTTAAGTTCTTCGAGTTCCATCTTAACTGTTTCGCAAAGTTCGTATAATATGTTAAGTTCCTTGTCCATTAAAATATCACTCCTTTACGCAATGCGGTTAATTTCAAGGTTACCGTTAATCTGGTCTATTACAGGAGTAGGAACCGTTGTTCCGTCTGTTACACCAGAAACGTACTCTACAGCAAGTGTAAAGCAACAACCTCTCGGTACCTTAATAGTAGCAGGGCTTGTTACACTGTTGAACTGTTCAGCAGCCGCAGGAGTTGAGATTGCTCTGCTTGTCAGTCTCGGCTCACCGTTTACTACAATAGCAACAGCTATCGGAGTTACAGTACCGCCTTCAGTGATAGCAATGTTACCATTATAAGATACTTTGTAAGTTGCATAACACTGGTTGGTGTTGCCTTTGAGAATAAAAATGCCAGTACCGTTTTCATGGATTACATTACCACGAGTACAAGGCATAGATGCTGTAAATTCTATCGGAGTATTAAGAGGAATACTCTGAAGACTATTAGCAAGATATTCTGCTGCCATAAAATATCACCAACCTAATTAGAATGAACCGCAGCCACAACCGCTATTCAGGTTCTGAGGACAAGTAAATATCGGCTGGTTGCCATATACAGGAGTTGTGTTTACAGGACAATTCTTTAATCTATTATAAAGATTGTCAACGATGTTGTCAGCTGTTGCGAGGCTGTTTGCCTGCATTGTAGCCATGTTAACAGCGTTCTGGAGACCGATGTTATCTCTCTGTGCCTGAGCAAGCTGGTTCTTTACACCATCGAGTTCAAGAGCACAAAGCTTATCCATAATCATCTGGTCACCGCTACGAATAGCGTCTACGATGTCTCTTGTGTTCTGAGCAGCGGCAGTACGTGTTGCACAGCCTTCTGTAGCCTCTGTGTATCTGAGGTCTGCTATGCCAGCCTGAATACCGTTGAAGCCCTGCTGATTTGCTGTCTGCTCTGCATAACTTCTGTTAAGGCTTGCTATCTCGTTTGCGTTCATCTGCTGTGAAATAGCAGCCTGTGCACCGAAAATAGAGTTGTTTACACTGTTAAAGCCATTAGACATATTGAGCTGCATATCACCACAGCACTGACAGAGCTGAGTAGCAAGAGCAGAGATAGCATCACGAGTTGAGGTAATGCTGTCGTGGAGCTGAGCGTCTCTGAAGCCGCCGTTTACGTTAGCATTGATGCCGTTCTGACCGTTAAGCAGCCAAGGGAAATCATATCCGAGCATCATGTTGCCGTAACCTCCTCCGAATCCACCGCCGAAACCAAAGCCGCCGTTACAAAGTGCGATAAGGAAGAGAATACCAAGCCAAGAGTCGCCGCCTCCGAAGAGACCATTGTTGCCATAGCCACCCATAAAAGGTACGCCATTTGCAGGTGTCATTAACATCGTTGTGTTCATGCCGTTTTCGTCAGTCATTTTTGACCGTCCTTTCTCCCCATAACTTTTTGGGGTAAACATTTACATCCCATAATTGTGTAAACGTTTAATAAATTTATTTATCTTTTACCTACCAATCCGTATACCTGCTTCTGAATAAGCGGAGGAACCTGACCAGTTTGTGCACAATATCTCACAGCTTGTTCAGGAGTCTGTATGTCGGGTGGTAAGTTAAGACCTGATAAATATTTAAACGGGTTTTGTTTAAACTCATTAAAGAGTTTGTTTAAGTCCAACTGTTGCGGAGGTTGTTGAGTTGGATTAGGGTTTTGAATATTTCTTCTATTTTGATTTTCAAAGAATGGATTTCCCATTAACCTTTCAACTCCTCTGCTACAGATTGCATTTCACTGATTATCTTCTTATATGGTTCAAAGTCTGTCTTTGTCATAAACTCAGACATGTCAACTTCAGGAGTTGGTGGTGCCTGAGTAGTTTCTGTTGGCTGTTGTGGCTGAGACTCCTCTACCTCTTCCACAAGTTTGAATTTCTTAAACACAAAAGGTTCAAGAATAGACATACCAACAGACTTCATGTAGACATAACCTTCATTTTCGTTGATAAAGTTTCTTGTACTATTAGGAGGAACGTCTGCTCGTCTCGCAGCTTCTTCAGAAGGAACGTTTATAAACGTTGTAACTCCTTGCTGAGGTTGTATTGAATTCTGCATATACTGCTGGAGCAGTTGCTGATAGGCAGTATTGTTCTGTCCAAATAGAGGATTAATCATTGGCATTAAAGTTCCTCCTTTGTATAGTAATAAATTGGGATTTCGCTACCACTGTCCCATGAGTCGTAGTAATCTCCGTCGACTACCGCAACAGCATGGGCACCAGTGGCTACGATATACGAACCCTTTGGGTGTTCGTTTGCGAAATCGTTTATAGAATAACAGAAAGGACAATCATTAGGACAAATGTAACGCTTAAAACCTTGTTTACGGAGATAAGTGTCCCATACATGATTTGAGTTACCCCAATCACGTAGTTCGTATCCTTCTACTGAGAGTTCAGTATATGCTTTTTCCCAAGTATCTCCAGTGACTTTACAGATAGCCCTTATGACACAGTCTCCAGCTCTCACGTTACCAGCTGGATTATTACAGTAAAACACATACATTATCGTTTACCTACTCTTGACTGTTTGTCATAAATTGTGTCGAGGTTCCAGTTTATACCTTCACGTACTCTGAATATCCTCTCGGCTTCTTTGAGTTCAAGGTCTACGTCTCTTACGAAACGCATTACAAACTCTGCTGACGCTACTTCCGAAATATCTACAAGGTTACGGTAACAGTCTTCGTAGAGTATCTTAGACTGCTTTTCCCACTCAATCCATTCACGCATTCCGTATTTAATAAGATACATTTTATCCTCTGAAGTTAATTCATCAGAAGATTTCTTTAACATACCTAAATTAAGAATGTCAATCTGAGGAGGATTATCTGCAACTAAGACGTTATGATGATGCTGTATAAAGTATTTACATAACTCAGAATATCCATGAGTTTCTTCCTGTAACTGACTTTCCTGTTTTCTCATATCAGGAAGTAAGTCCACAAAGGCAAATATCTGGACAAGCTGAGAGTGTATCATCATTGCTCCGACCATTCTGTTTCCAAGTGCTGTGTAGATTTCGTGTATCGTCATATGATTTTTCCTTTCTATAGTTTTACGTCTTCTCGGACAAGATTTTGGTTTATTGGTTTGTGTAGTTTAAGTCCATGCGCCATAAGGGTCTTTGTAAGGTTCCCAACAAGTTACTCCGCTTATATTGTATGTTGTATTAGTAAAGGGTTGAGCCACAACGTCAGCCTTCACTATCTGAAATCTGGTGCACACATTACTGTTATAATTAGGATATATCTTGCTTATAAATCCCACGGATGTGTCCGCGCTTACTGTGAAGGGGTATTCTTCGTGGTAGAATTTGGTCGTTGTTGTGGCATACCCGTTGAAAAGTGGGTCGTCAACAGTCGGAGCATAAGCCTGGTTCATGGACTTTTTCACCAGCACCTGATCGTCTTCTGTCAGCAGGGCGATATAAGGGTTCTGATTATCGTGTGTCCTCAGCACCCAGGGATAGTGGTCTACATCGACATAAGCTTCGCACACCAGCTTGTAGCTTCCTGCTTTTAGACTGCCGAAGAATTGGCAGTGCTCATAGTCACAGGGGCGATCATCGGCAGTATAGCCGTATCTGTCATCACCTATATATGCCGTTCTTGCTATATACCACTGCTGATATGCAGACTCCGAAGATACATCCGATGGTATAGCAGGAACAATAGTCTTATTGGCGTAGGTTATTGTAATAGTTGAAGGATTAGTAGTAGACTCATTGCTAAGCTCATCTGCAGCAGTGTATTCTCTTTGCTGAAGCTTGTTCATGCCCTCCTGAGAGCCATCATATTCTTTACATTGGGCGTCATG